TGCCGGAACAAACTGAACACGGCCGCCGGTTATGAGCCTGAGTTCATCAGCTGATTGCATGGCTGAAATAAACCAGCCGGTAGAAATATCAGCAGGTAACAACATCACTACGGCCTGAGACTGCGCCCGGGATTGCTCAGCAGCTTTTTCTACCCATGGGCCGATATCGGAATAGGGCGGGTTACACCATATCGCGCCGCATGACGTCCATTCGCTGTTCAGCGAGTCATCCAGCTCAGTGAGATAGTGAGCGCATAGCGCATTACTCTCAGAGGCTGCAGCATCCAGCCAGAAGCCAAATTCGCGGTCGAGCGCGTTGAAAATTTCAATCGGCGTTTGCCAGTAGTCACGTTCATTTTTTGGAGTTTTCGATCCGCCGTAGTCAGTCATTGCGCACCTCTTTTCGTGTCCAGCTCTTCAGCCAGCCTCTGAGCCTTTAACGGGTTTCTTACCACTTCACCAGATGGCATTAGCCAGCCACGATGAAGGACGGAGTACATACACTTCACTTTTCCTACGGTTATCGCGTCGCGGTAATGTTTCATTTCCACTGCTCCCCGAAGGTAAAGCC